AAGGTTTATATTACTGATAAGATTGGTATAGTATTAAAATTCCCGACATTAAAAACATTTAAACCAATCTCAGATATGGTAACTGCAGAAAACAACGAAAAAGTATTTGATATGATCTACGAATGCGCAGATTATGTGTTTGATGACAATGGAATGTACTACATCAATGAAAGTCCAAAAGAAGAATTCGTGCAGTTTTTGGAGTCATTGACGCAAGAACAGTTTGATCGAATCACCGACTTTTTTGAAAAATTGCCAAAAATTAGTTACGATTTAGATCATGCATGTCAAAAGTGTGGCTTTACACATAACCTGCATATGGAGGGTCTCACCGATTTTTTTACTTGAGTTTTCGTGGGGCAAGTTTAAAAGCCTACTACGAAAACATGTTTACATTAACGCACCAATACAAGTATACTCTTACGGAATTAGAAAACATGATTCCGTGGGAAAGAGACATGTATGTCGGAATGGTGAATACATGGGTGAAGGAAGAAACGGAGAAACTCAAACAAAAACAAACAGAAGCACAGCAAGATCTATCAAGAATGCTAAAAAAGAATAAGAGAAGATAATGTCAATATCAGCAATTGCAGCTCAATTATACACCATCCAATCTAAAAAGAATGTACCATTGAAGACAGCATTCGGTATGATGGTGCGCGAAGATTTGGCGATGCGTTTCTCAGTATATAATCTAGCAAAGATAATTACCAAATCTGAGTTTTTAGCAACTGTCGCTCAAACTGCCTTTGGTGCGCGCACGCCTTTACAGCGAAAGCAAGATGAGGCTGAGCAGAACAAGGAAATACAAGAAAAACGATTTAAGCAGTTCACGGCATCATCTATAACAAATTTAAGCAATAAAATTAATCTATTAGCTGGTATTACCGAAAGAAACACTGCATTGATTAGTGGAATTTACAGTGAACTTGGCGCGTTTAGAATGCAGCGAAGAATGAATGTTAATAATTTTAATGCGCGTGCATTTAGAATTCCAGCACCAAGTAAAACGATTAAAGCCCAACTAGAACAAATAAACAGCGAATTAGCAAATTTACAGAAAAAGGAAAAGAGAGCTGGGGTCAGAGGAGTTACTGCCAAAAAATCACCATCAAAAGAAAAGAAAGAAGAAGCCAATCTTTTTAGTCAATTCCTACCATTTATACTCAGCAACCCAAAGTTATTAGCATTGCTTGGTGTTGGTGCACTTAAAGCGGTTGGATTGGGAACATTAGCAGCACAAGCATATTCTCTGTATAATCTTCCTGGTGCTGCTGGTAGAATAGCAAGTCGCATAGGCGGCAAACCTGCCTATGATAGTCCGATAACAGAACAAACCAGTCAGTTTGTTGATACAGGAATCGCGACCCTTGGAACCTATACTGCAACTAGAGCCATCACAGGCGCAGCCTCTATGTTTAAAAATAGAGGAAAGTCTAGACTTGTACCAGTATCAGCTAAAGATGCGCGTGCTCAAATCCAAGGCAATATGCAGCGAGAATTTATGAACAGAGGAATGAGCTCGCAGCAGGCATTCGGTACAGCGAGCAAACGATCTGCACAGTTTGTGAAGTATTCAGCGCAATTAAAAAAGTTTAAAGTATTAGATTCTGCTCTAAGAGGTTTGGGCAAAAGATTACCTGCATTCCAGTTTGCGACTGTTGCATTTGAATTATCAAGAATGGCGAACTATACATCTGATAGAGCGTCTGGAACAATATCGCAAAATGAATACAGAGAAAATATGACCAACAGTTACCAAAATTTAATTGAGTATGTTGGTATGCCAGCTATGGGAACTGTATTAGGTGGATTGGCTGGAAGTGCAATATTCCCTGGAGTTGGAACATCTGTCGGTATGTTTACTGGAGCATTGGGTGGTTATCTTACTTCATTTTTCTTAGATGAAAGATCATTAGCAGAAAAAATATTTTCAATGATACATGAAGATAGAACTGAAGCACCTAAAAAAGAACCACCAATGAATCTTGATGATGGAAAAGGCAGTAATGCACCCGTTCCTCGAGGAGCATCCTCTTCTTCTACTGTAAAAGGTTCTAACACCATCGAACTTAAACGCGAAGGAAATGTGGTAGAGGTTAGAGAGGGCGGCGATTTAAACTGGCGAAACAATAATCCTGGTAACATTCGCTATGGTGAATATGCAAAAAGCAAGGGTGCTATCGGAGAAAACGCTGGATTCGCAATATTTCCAACTATGGAAATGGGTAGAAAGGCACAAGATGATTTGCTAAGATCTAAAAATTATAAAGATTTAAATTTAAGTCAGGCAGTAGCCAGATGGGCACCTGCTGCAGATAAAAATGATCCTGCTGCTTATGTTAATTACATTGTGAATTCTACAGGATTAGATCCAAATAAAAAATATGTTGATTTAACGCCTGCAGAAAAAGGAAAATTTTTAGACGCAATGACTAAAATGGAAGGTGGTCGTGTTGGAAAAATTTATACTGGAGATGCGATAAAGAATAGAGTTAGAACTGCTGCAACTGTTGTTAACCAACCTATTCCACCGTTAACAAATGTGGTGCCTAATACAACAGCACAAAAACCACCAGAAAGTGCGCCAGTAACTACAAATAATAAAACAACTGAATTAGAAGAAACGCAGGTCAATGCTACTGCTGCAATGATAGCTGCTGGTAGATTAAATCAAAAAGTTGCGGCACTGGCAGAAAGAACTAGCAGCAGAATCTTAAACATTGAAAGTTTATCTAAAAATGAAAATCCTGGGTACAAACACAATGACCCAACTCTGAACTATAAAATGAATGCATAAAAAAGGGGGACTATTTCTAGTCCCCCCAAACATCACTATGGAACGCACACCGTGCTTATAAGCGATGTTTAGTCTTTTGCCAGACGCTCAAAGAACGCCATATCGTCATCATCGACGCTGACACTTTCAGCCGTCACTTTCTTGGCGGGAGCAGAACGAACAACAGGAGCATCAGCCTCCTCGTCATCAATCCGAGTAGCAGTTGCACCAGCAACGCCACCAGCACCAAGAACCTTGTTCAACTTTGCCTTCAGTTCGTCATAGGTCTTGAAGTTCTCAGGCTTCAAGAAATCCTTGAGCGAGTGAGCAGACTTCCAGACCTTTTCAATCTGGGCATCATCACCAGCGAACAATGGAGCAGCAGCCTCGAACTCTGACTTATCGTAGTTGCGATAGCCTTCGACCTGACGAATCTTGACCTTGAAGTTCGCGCCCTTCCAAAAGTCAAACGGATTCAGCGGCGTCTCATCAGCAAACTGAGGCTCAAGTTTTTCCTTGACCTTATCAAAGATCTTCTTACCAAACTTATAGAGGAAAACCTTACCTTCGTTCTGCGGTCGCTTGGCGTCAGAGATGACAAGCACATTTGCGATGTATGTCAACTTGCGCTTCTGCTTACGAGCGATTTCTTTGTTTGCTTCGATGCCAGAGTTCCAAAGAACAGTGTTGTACTCAGAAACTGGATCGTTCTTGCCCATAGTGGTGAGAGAGTTCTCAATGTACCAACCACCTGGACCTTGGAAACCATGGGACCAGATTTGTACCCAAGGCAAACCATCTTCGCCGTCAACTGCTGGTGTATCGAGGAAGCGGATAACTGCGTATCCGTTGCCAGCAGCATCAACATCAGGTTGCCAAAAGCGATCATCTGCGCTCTTAGAACCGCCACCACCTGCTGAAGATTGCTCAACTGCCTTCTTCAACTTATCAAGGGACGAACCCTTCTTTAGATTTGATAAACTCATTTGTATTCTCCGTATAGCGTTGTATAAATTGTATTTTGCTTATCCACTTTCTTCATTACCATATTATTATATAGTATTCTGTTGAGCAAGTAAAGTTTCTTTTGTCAAGAGTTTATACTTGTCAACATTCACCGCAAGAAAAGCACCATACTTGCGCACCTTTCTTGACACTTTGGGATAGATGATATCATCAGAAATCTTCTTGTCCCAAATTCGAATAAAGTCAAAGATGTTATTGAGAATCACCATAGTTTCTATAGTCACTTCTTTTTGCATAAGAAGATTCAGTAATGGTGGAAATTGTCCATCTTCAACTTTAAATAAATTGTTAAATTCTTTAGGGTTTGGGCAGATCTTTTGTAGATCTTCCAAATAAACTTTGGTCATCGAATCCGTGGTTCGTTTCCAATCTCGATAAGTTTCTTCAGCCTGGTCTTCAAGCAATGACTTGGTCCAATTATCGTCACTGTGTACAAAATTAGCAACCAGAAATGGAACCATCTCATCGTCGCGATACTTGCGCGCAAGACGATGGAATAGAAACTTGTCGCGGCGTTTTTGAAATGCATCTATTGATACTCGAGTTTTGCCATCATACTGAAAGAAGTTATAACTCTCAGAAGTAAAGTGTAGTTTAATCGCCTGATAGATGCAATAAAGATCGTATCCGTTCAAATCTGTCCTCTCTTAAACTTCTCAAGAAGATCGCGCATCTTGGCTTGCGTCGCTTCGTCAATCTCCACTTCATCATCTTCGTTATTCTTTTCTGCTTCGTTTACTGCTTTGACTAACTCAGATGCACTCTGAGTTCCTGTAAAGAAAGCAGGAAGCATCAGCCACCAAAGAGATGATTGCGTGATGTAAACCATCACTCCTGTAAATGACCAAACAAAAATATTCCAGATTAATAGTTGCCAAGTCATAGTGGTAGTCTGCTTCCTCGTGGCAAGAATCTCAACTCCATTGCTTCACCTTCAATGATACTCTTCAATGAGTCATTGATCAAACTGGCGGCAACTTCAATCTCAAGATTGTTGCGTTCACAATATGTTGTAACAGCATCCATGTGATCAATCTTTTCTTGAATAGCCAGATTCATAATCATCATAGAGAAGTTATTTTTTTCTTCACGATTTGCCATATTAGATCTCATAAGCACTCAGTGTCTCATTTAGTTGTTGCGTCACGCGAACAAAAGTTGTTCTCTTGCTCAGTTCTTTTAGTTCTGATGCTCCCACATATGTACATGCTGAACGCAACCCACCTAAAATATCTTGAATAGTTCTGCTCACTTCACCACGATATGGAATCTCTACAGTTTTGCCTTCAGATGCTCTGTAATTGGCAACACCACCATTATGCAGATCCATGGCTGTATCGGAACTCATGCCATAGAATCGATTGTCACCAAATGACGAAGCACCACCTTCCTTGTGACCCGCCAACATTCCACCGAGCATCACGAAATCAGCACCAGCGGCGAATGCCTTTACAACATCCCCTGGAACAGAACACCCACCATCCGCTATGATATGACCCCTGAGACCATGAGCAGCATCCGCACACTCAATAACCGCACTCAACTGTGGGTAGCCGATTCCTGTCATCTTGCGTGTTGTGCAGACAGAGCCAGGACCAATGCCAACTTTCACGATGTCAACACCTGCGAGAATCAATTCCTCAGTCATCTCTGGTGTGACAACATTACCCGCCATCAAAATAACACTAGGGTATCGTTCGCGGAATTTCTTAATGAATTCTACGAACGCTTGTGTATATCCATTCGCGACATCGATACAAACTTTAATATGTTTATCGCCCACTACATGATAAACATTATCGAATTTGTTTAGATCTCTGTCACTAATACCAAGAGAGTAAACGCTGCTGTTGAGTTTCTTTTTAAAATGGTCTATCAATTCAACATCTTTGAAATGCTTTGTCAATGCAGTCATTGTTTGGCAATTATCTAATGCCACGTCCATGTCAAATGTCCCGACACCGTCCATGTTGGCTGCTATAATTGGAACACCGTACCATTCATTCCCACTGCGAAATTTAAAATGTCTTCTTAATTCCACTTCACTTCTAGACGCAAGAGTAGATCGTTTCGGTGTAATCAAAACATCTTTGTAGTCAAGTTTTACATCATTTATAATTCGCATAAAGCCTCAATGATAAAATATATGATTACCGATTCGAGCAATCATTCGACTTTCATCAGCCCAAGTTGGGTTAACATAAGTTGCATGAAAGTATTTGGCATTACCTATTATACCGTATCTCTTCTTGGAAATCAATATGCTTTCGGCAATTCTTTGCGATTCACGCCAAGCATTATTGTTACGAACCGAACGCTTGCCTTCACAGACCCAAGAGAACTGACAGATGTTCTTATGTTTCTGATGAACAACAGCACAAACGGTCTTTGGGAATTGATTACTCTTCACTCGGTTCATTGTAACTTCTGCGACAGCAATCTTGCCAGCGCGAGGCTCGCCACGTGCTTCGAAGTAAATGTTGCGCGCAAGGCACTCAACTTCGCGCATGACCTTTTGTTTTCCGTCGAATGATAACTCAAGAAACTCCATGCGAGTGTTCATGTCGAGTATTTGAGCAGCAAGAATGACATTTGCATTTTGCTGAGTTTCCAACTGCACCATAGCTCTAGAGTACATGTTATACGGCACAAACAATCCAAAAAAGAGAGCAGCGAATAAGCCACCCCAGAGCATATAAAAATTGTGGTTGCGATCAAAATAATTTTCTACATTACGAAGTATATTTACTGCATTCATGTTTAGGTCTCCATTATTGCAGTGGAAAGAAAAGGGTGGTGGTTCGCACCACCACCCCAGACCTTTCTGTTACCAAGCGGTCAACTCTTTGTGCTCAATGTGCTTATTAGGCAGCGAGAGCCATAGGTGTAAATGAATTATCGTTTGCATTTACTAGTTTTGCTATATTATCGTCATTCGCCTGACGAGCGCATTTTGTCTATTACTCACCCTGTCGAAACCTGTCATCCCCTCAGAAAACACA